CACTCAAGCCTAGTCAGCAGAGTTTAAAATCTTGGACAAAACAGAAATGGCGAACTAAAAGTGGTAAACCTTCTAGCAAAACTGGTGAAAGGTATTTGCCTGAACGCGCCATTAAATCTTTATCTAGTAGTGAGTATGCTGCAACTACCCGAAAGAAAAGACAAGATACTAAAAAGGGTAAACAGTTTAGTAAACAACCTAAGACTATAGCTAAGAAAACTAGATCGTATAGGAAAGTCTAATGACAAAAGTAAAAAAAACAAAATTATCTGAGTCTGCAAAAAAAAGAAAAGGACTTGCTAACGCAATAGATAGTGTAGTTAATACTGTTACAAGAGCGTCAAGGCCTTTAAGAGAAATAAAGAAAACTAAAAATCAAAGAATTGCAGAAGCAGAAGATAAATTTAGAAGCGGTGCAAAAATGGTTGTTGATGCTATTGCCGAAAGAAATAAAAATTCTCCAGAAACTCAAAAAAGAAACAAAGATAAAGACAAAGCTATTAAAGAAATATTTAAGTTATACAAAAAAGATAAATCTTTAATTAAAACTTATGGTAAAGATGCTATGAAATCTAAATCTTTTAATACTAAAATAAAGAAAAAATAGTATGGCTGAAGTAGAATACAAAGGTATAAAAGTAGGTGGCTCTAAGCTCTTACTTATTATTCCACTTATAGGTACAATCATAGGCGGACTCTGGGGAGGCTTTGAAGCTTATCAAAGATATTTATCTATGGAAGAAAAGATAGCTAACTTTGTATCACCTGATCTGTCGCACATCGAAAACCATATGCTTATGGTTGAGGGTGAGTTAGCTGTTATTAGTGAACAGTTCAATAACCTCAAAGAAGCTGACCTACTCGTCAATGAAGTTATCAGAGAACAAGTCAATTCAATCAAAGCATCTGTAGCTAATGTCTCCGCTAGTGTCCACGACTCAAAAATTGAGCTTCGAGAAGACTTAACGAGCATACAATCGAGTATGGATAAGCAAGAGCAACGCATAAAAGATGATTTAGCTGCAGTTGAGACTACAATAGAAGAGCAAGAGACACGATTAAAGGACGATGTTGCTGCTATTGAAACATTAATGGACGCAACAGAGCTTCGTGTTGATGAAAAACTAGATTCTGTTAAGACATCTATGGATCAACAAGAAGATCGCATAGAATTAGACATAGATGACGTTGAATCATCCATAGATGCCCAAGATATAGAAGTAAAAACTATGCTTTCTCAAGTCGAAACTGATATGTCAAAGCAAGAAGCACGAAATCGACAGAATATTGAGGACGTTAGAGGCATAATTAATGCTTTTGAAGTCCGAATGGACGCTAAAATAGATCGTTTAGACAAAAAGATAGAAACTTTAGAGCAAAACCTAGACGATAAAATTAAAAAAGCTCTACTTAACCCATTAGCAGGAAATTAATATGTTTTATTCTACTAAAAATATGAAAGACTTCCGTTGTGTAGGCAGTGGACACCACGAAAAGCCAGATCGCAGGGCAGAACGCTTCGGTAACAAAGATTTGCGCGGCGATAAAGGTATGCAAAAAGAAGTAATAGACAACTTGACACAACCAGAAGATCCGATGTACTATATGCCTATGATGCCCCGTAGATAATTATGGCAACTCCTAGAAAAGGTAAGGCAAGGGTCAAAGTAACCTCGTCAGGTAAAAAAGTTAGCTATGGACAAGCAGGAAAAGCTAAGGGTGGTGGCCCAAGAGTTCGTGCAGGGACATCTAAAGGAGACAGTTACTGTGCAAGAAGCCTAGGAATAAAGAAAAGGCTTTCTAAAAAGAAACAAAATGATCCGAATACTCCGAATAACTTGTCTCGCAAACGATGGAAGTGTTCTGGAGCTAAATCCAGAAGAACATAAAGTAAAATGTTTACACCTTTAGTTCTTGTATGTTCTATGTATACTATGGAATGTACTACATATGGCGGTCCTGTATTTGATACTAAAGCAGAGTGTTACTTTGGTATGGAACAAGTAGGAATACCATACATAAAAGAAAAGTTTCCTGACTTCGTTATTGTAAATAAAAAGTGCGTATATTGGGAATACGATAATTCAAAGGTAGATACTTAATATGGCTACTCGTAATTACAAAAAAGAAAATGCTAACTATAAAAGCAGACCAGAGCAAATAAAGAAACGAGTTTCTCGTAATAAAGCTAGACGTATTGCTATGAAGGCAGGTTTAGTTAAAAAGGGAGATGGTAAAGATGTGGATCACAAGAATGGTAATCCATTAGATAATAGAAGAAGTAACTTGAGAGTGAGATCAGCATCTAAAAATAGATCTTTTCCACGAAACAAAAAAGCAGGAAAGGCTTAACACAATGATGGGTATGAAGAAAAAAGATAAAAAATCTATGGGTTATATGGGTGGCGGTATGGCTAAAAAACCTATGAAGATGATGGGTGGCGGTATGGCTAAAAAGTCTATGGGTTATATGGGCGGCGGTATGGCTAAGAAAAAAGGAATGGGCTATAACAAAGGTGGTATGGCTAAAGCTGGTGCATCTAATCCACCAAATAGAAAAGCTAGAAGCTAAAGGATAAAAATATGGCTCTAAAAAAACCTACACCTAAACAAGCAGGACTAAAGAAACTACCTAAAGCCGTACGTAACAAAATGGGTTATATGAATAAAGGCGGTATGGTAAAGAAAAAAGGTAAAAAATAATATGAAAGGCGTACAACATTATTTTAAAGATGGGAGAAAATATAATGGGGGTACTCATAAAATGCCTAATGGTTCCGTACACTCTGGTAAAACTCATACTAAAGGTTCTAAACCCGTGGTTCACTTTAAAGATCTTACGAAGGCGGCAAAGGCCAGAGCTAGAAGTGCCTAACTATATGGCAGGGAAGAAGAAAGAATAATGTCTAAATTACTAACAGAAAATCAACAGAAGTTTCTTGAAGTATTATTTGATGAAGCTAATGGTGATGTAGTGACAGCTAAAAAACTATCTGGCTATAGCGACAGTACAGCAACAAGATCAATAGTAGAATCGTTAAAGGACGAGATAGCAGAAGCTACTCGTTCTTACTTTGCTCGTACTGCACCTAAAGCAGCAATGGCTATGACTAACGCTTTGTATGATCCAACGGAGCTAGGCATAAGAGATAAAATGTCAGCAGCTAAAGATTTATTAGATCGAGCAGGATTAGGTAAAGTAGAACGTGTTGATGTAAACTCTTCTGGCGGTGGAGTATTTATATTACCAGCTAAAGAAGGTAAGAACGAATAAAGAGTTGGGAACGAGACACAATAGGTTTTTGGGAATTACCTAAACCACACAGAGGTGAAGAAAAAAACTGGCACGTAGTAGCTAGAGTTTCACATAAACAAATTCCCTACGGGTATGAAGTTCATCCAGAAAATGAAAGACTATTAAAGCCTATTCCACACGAACTCGAAGCGTTAGAATTAGCAAAAAAACATCTCAAGCAGTATAGTTTACGAGATGTTGCACAGTGGCTAACTCGACAAACAGGACGCAGTATTACCCATATGGGTTTAAAGAAAAGAATGAGCATTGAGCGAAAACGTAAGAAAACAATTATTATTAAAAAGCGACTTGCCCAACGCCTCCAAGAAACGCTACAAGAGATCGAAAAGCTCGAAGAAGATAAAGTTGGAGCATACTCAATCAAAAGTAGTAGAAAAAGATAATATAGTTCCTGCAGTCCCGATGGCTGCACCGTTTGACACAGAAGTTGCGCAAGATATAGTTTTCCAGCCTAATGCTGGACCACAAACAGAATTTTTATCATCATCAGAACGTGAGGTTTTGTATGGTGGAGCCGCAGGTGGCGGTAAATCTTATGCTATGTTAGCTGATCCGTTACACGGATTAAACAGCCCTAACTTTAGTGGGCTACTAGTCAGGCACACAACTGAGGAACTCCGTGAGCTTATTCAAAAAAGCCAAGAATTATACCCTCGTGCAGTACCAGGTATCAAATGGTCTGAGAGGAAAAGTCAGTGGATCTCGCCTAGAGGTGGCAGACTTTGGATGTCTTACCTCGACAAAGATATGGACGTTACACGTTATCAAGGTCAAGCGTTTAATTGGATCGGCTTTGACGAGTTAACACAATGGGGTTCTCCCTACGCTTGGGATTATATGAGATCTCGTTTGCGTAGTGCATATGCCGCCGAATTAGGTTTGTATATGAGAGCCACAACGAACCCTGGTGGGATAGGACATCAATGGGTTAAGAAAATGTTTATAGACCCTTCTCCTTCAAGAGAATCATTCTGGGCTACAAACATAGAGACAGGGGAAGAAATACGGTTTCCTAAAGGACACAGTAAAGAAGGACAACCATTATTTAAACGCAGATTTATTCCTGCTAGTTTGTTTGACAATCCTTACTTAGCTGAGAGTGGCGACTACGAAGCAATGCTTCTATCTTTGCCAGAACACCAAAGAAAGCAATTACTAGAAGGTAACTGGGATGTTAATGAAGGTGCAGCATTTCCTGAGTTCAACAGAAAGATACACGTAGTTGATCCCTATAAGATACCGACGAGTTGGACTAAGTTTAGAGCGTGTGACTACGGATACGGAAGTCATACAGGAGTTGTATGGATAGCAGTAGCACCAGATGATTCACTAGTAATATATAGAGAACTCTATTGTTCTAAAGTTACAGCAACAGATTTAGCTGATATGATACTTGACGCAGAAAAAGAAGATGGTACAATACGGTATGGAGTTCTTGATAGCTCACTATGGCACAACAGAGGTGACACAGGACCCAGTCTAGCTGAACAGATGAATATGAAGGGTTGCAGATGGCGGCCCTCAGACAGATCAAAGGGGTCTAGGGTATCAGGAAAAAACGAGCTACACAGAAGATTACAAGTAGATGAGTTCACTGAAAAACCTAGACTGGTGTTTATGTCTACGTGTACAAACACAATAGCCCAACTACCAGCCATTCCTTTAGATAAACGTAACCCAGAAGATGTAGATACAAATGCAGAAGACCACTTATATGATGCTTTACGCTACGGCATTATGACAAGACCTCGAAGTTCTATTTGGGACTTCAACCCAGCAACACAACGATCAGGCTTTCAAGCAGCTGATCCCAGCTTTGGATATTAAATATGGCAGAAATAGACGACCTCTCATTTGAGACAGACGATGTAGTAGCCGCACAAGATGCAGAAGATAAAATCTTTGAATCATCTAATGCGGTTGTTTCGTTTGTATCAGAACGATTTAAAAGAGCAGAAGATGCACGAGAAGGTGATGAAGAACGGTGGTTAAGATCTTACCGAAACTATAGAGGACTGTATGGACCAGATGTACAATTCACTGAAACGGAGAAGTCTCGTGTATTTGTTAAAGTCACCAAAACTAAAACACTGGCTGCATATGGTCAAATTGTGGATGTTTTATTTGGCAATAACAAATTCCCTTTATCTGTTGATCCTACTATTTTACCTGATGGTGTTAGCGAGTCAGTACATATTAATATAGACCCTGCTGCAGAAAAAGGCGCAGACGCAATAAAGTCTGCGTTTACGGACACCCCACCCAAACCATACCTTATTGGTCCTGATACTGAGTTACAACCAGGCGAAACTATAAGGGACTTACAAAAACGCTTAGGAGGACTAGAAGATACTTTAGCTCCTGTAGGTGAAAAGCTAATTGAAGGTCAAGGTAAGACAGCTACAACGGTCACTTTCCATCCAGCTATGATTGCTGCTAAAAAAATGGAAAAGAAAATACACGACCAGCTAACTGAATCAGGAGCTTCTAAGTATCTTCGTAGTATGGCTTTTGAGATGGCACTACTAGGCACTGGGGTAATGAAAGGCCCATTTGCTATAGATAAAGAATACCCTAACTGGAATGAAGAAGGCGAGTATGATCCTATAATCAAAACTGTTCCAGCAACTAATCACGTATCTGTGTGGAACTTCTATCCTGACCCTGAAGCGGCTAGTATGGATGACGCAGAGTATACAGTTGAGCGGCACAAGATGTCTCGCAACCAATTAAGAACATTAAAAAGTCGTCCATACTTTATGGTAGATGGCATTGAACAAGCAATAGATAAAGGTGCTGACTATACCCTGAAACACTGGGAAATGAATATGGAAGACGATGATGCTAAACACAATTCGTCAGAACGATGGGAAGTCCTAGAGTTTTGGGGGTTTGTCGATACAGACATACTCGAACAGAATGGTGTCAGCATCCCTAAAGAATTAAAAGATTTACCAGAAGTGAACTGCAACATCTGGTGCTGCAACGGAGAGGTGCTAAGAATGGTTCTAAATCCATTCAAGCCAGCACGTATCCCGTATTACGCTGTTCCATTTGAACACAACCCATACAGTTTCTTTGGTGTAGGTATTGCCGAAAATATGGACGATACCCAAACATTAATGAACGGCTTTATGCGTATGGCGATTGATAATGCTGCGCTATCTGGTAATCTTATTATCGAGGTTGATGAAACCAACCTTGTGCCAGGGCAGGATATGTCAGTGT